TGATGCAGGAATGGCACGTGCATGGGCGTGAGCTGGGCATGGAGGCAGTGCTGCCGTTCACCAGTGAGCTACGCCTGCGCGGAGAGCTGGACAAGGTGGGCGGCCCGGCAGAGGTCACTGAGGTGTTTTGCCAGGCACTGCCGCAGAGTGGCGATTTGATCGAGCGCGAACTGGGCACCCTGGAATCCATGCGGGCTCGGCGGGTGATGATCAAGACGGCGTGGTCCATTGCCGCCGCCGCGCATGACACGACGGTGCCATGGAAAGCCGCCGTGGAAAAAGCGGAGGGTGATCTGTTCAATTTGCATGAGCAGAGCAGCCGCCGTGGCACGATCCACATCCGTGAACGGGTGCCGGATGTGATGGATGAGATTGATACGGCGTTCCGCAATCGCGGGCATGTCACCTCGGGCATGGCGCTGGGCTTCACGGATCTGGACCGCATGACCATGGGCTTGAAGACAGGCTTGTTCGTCATCGCCGCCCGGCCCTCGCGTGGCAAAACGGTGCTGGCGTGTCAAACCGCGCTGAATGTGGGCGCGGGCGTGGGACGGACGCACTATCACGAGTTCAATCAGCCGCCGCTCCCAGTGCTGTTCTTCAGCTTGGAAACCACCGACCGGGCGCTGACCCGACGCATGTTGCTGAATCAGTGGGGAGTGCCGATTTCCAAGGCCCGGCAGGGCACCATGGACCGCACGGAAATGCAATCGTTTCATGACGCGGGGCGCGGGCTGATGGCTTCTCAGATTTACCTGCATGAAAGCTTTGGCATGACGATTCAGGAACTGCGCGCCCAGGCCCGCATTGCCGTGGCTCGACATGGCATTCGTCTGATCTTGGTGGATTACTTGCAATTGCTGACCAGCAGCAGCAAGGCGGCGCAGTATTCACGCCAGGCCATGATTGCCGAGGTGAGCACCGGGCTGAAACATCTGGCGCATGAGTTCGACCTGCCCGTCATTGCGCTGGCCCAGCTCAACCGCGAGGGCGACAGCAAGAGGCCCAGCATGGCCGACCTGCGCGAGAGCGGACAGATTGAGCAGGATGCGGACTACATCGCCATGATCTGCGATCCGCCGGAGCACCTGACGCAGCCCGATGAGAATGGCGTGCCACCCGAGCATGAATACATGGCGGTGGACCTGGTGAAAAACAAAGATTGGCCGACGACCACCGATGCCAGCCCGATGGTGCTTTACTTTGACAAGAGCGTGTTCCGGCTGCGCAGCTGGACGGACAGCCTGCTGTCGAACAATCCCGACCATTACCAAGCGGGCTACAATCGCCCAACGCAAGGCCGGGCGAAGCACGACAAGAAAAACCATGCGCGCCAAGCTGCTGGCGAGTCTCTGAAAGACGTGTTTCCAGACGATTAACAACCCCAAACCGACAACTGACCATGCCCAACAAACTGACCGCTTACCTTGATTTGACCCTTTTGCAGGGTGCCGTGCGCGCCTCCTTGAAAGGGGAGGACTGCATCATCATCCGCTTGTCCCAAGCACGGGCCAAACCGTCGGCCCGGAACCCGGCCAAAGTGTTTTTGAATCTTGATCTGGTGCCGAATCGAGATGGGAAAGATGACTTTGGCAACACGCACTGGATCGCGGAACCCCTGACCAAGGAAGAACGCGAGGCCACCGACCGGCCCAAAACCAAAATCTTGGGCAATGCCAAGGAATGGACGGCGGATAGCAGTTCTGCCACCCGCACCCAAACCACCACGGCCCCAACGGCGCAAGCCAGCGCTGGCGCAGGTCTGACCGATGGCTTGGAGGATGACGACATCCCATTTTGATCCATCCACCGCTCATGCCTTTGCACGAAACTTCCATTCCTCCGCTCAAGTGCCTCGGTCGCCGCGAGTTCATGACCGGCAACGCGGAACATGCCGGCCAATACGAAAGCGGCGTGGCGGTGTCGGTGCGGAGCATTCCCGGCTCTTGTGCGTTGTTTCAGGTGCTGCTCGAGAACGGCGCGCTGCGCGACAAGCTGCCGATTCATGCGCTGCACGATTTCGAGCACGCGCATGTCCATCCGTTCCACCACCTGCAACTGTGGAATTGTTTCTCGGCCAACTTCGCCATTGTGGAGATCAATTTCCTGTCCGGCCTGCGCGTGTCGGTGAAGATGAAAGATGGCACCTGGGCAGACGGCATCTACCTCTGGACGCTGCAATGGGGACCGGACTACACGCACGGGGCAGACATCACGCTGGCCATCCATCCGCAGGAGCATAAGAGCGGGCATTTCATCGCGCTGGATAGCGGCGAATTCGCCATTCAACCGAACAACCGCCTGCGCTGGCATGAGCCCAGCCACGTCACCAAGCCCTTTCCTGCGCGGCCTGATTACGTAGTGAACGAGGACGAGTGGAACTGCGAAGCCCACGCCAAGTGGACGACGGAGGACTCCATCGCGTGGCACTACGACACGACGGAGGCCACCACCCATTCCCCCACATGAACCCACCACCCGCCCAACCCAAGCTACCACTGACGCTGCCGGATGGCACGGCATTGGCGGAGCCGTTGCAGATGGAGCTGGCGCGGCATTCAGGGGTGCGGTTTTTTGAGCAGCATCGCGAGGCTGGGGAGGCAGTGCTGCAACTGCTGCGTGAGGGGGTGCCAGTGTCGGAAGTGGCGCGGGCCATTGGGCCATTTGTGGGCCGTCCAGATGAAGGCACCAAGGACACGGGCTTGCGCAAGCTGATCGAGCGCTTCGGCGCTTATCACCAGGTGAAAATGGGCAACGTGATCGCGGGCCGCGCGGCGATGGTCGCCAATGAATCACTGGCGCAGATGCAGGAGGTGATTCACCGCGCCACCCACAAGGAACTCGGGGCGCTGTCGATGGCCGCCACGCAGGCCACGCAGATCGAGCGCGAGGCCGCTGGCGTGTCGCTGCCGCCGATTCGCCACGTGCATCTGCATGTCACGCCCGAAGATCTGGAACGCATGGAACGAGAAGCCGCAGGACCCATCATTGACGCATGAGTGACACCTTGAAATTCTTTGAACTGCTGGCGGAGCAGCAGGAGCCGCACCCCTTCAAGCGCGCCTCCGCTGAAGCGCTGGAGCGCATGGGCCGTGACAAGGCGGTGAGCTACGTGAACAGCCGCGCGGAACTCATCCGGCTGTCGCGCGAAGAACCCTTGTCTCATGCCTGGGAGCCTGCCATCTGGCGACAGATTGACCTGCGCGTGGTGCGCAAGCGGCTAAAGTTTCCCGGCCAGGTGCTGAAACTCTTTGTGACCGGCGGCATGCGCCCCGGCAAGACTTTCTCCTGTGCCAGGCGCATGGTCGCGCATTGGCTTTACACGCAGAATGCCTCCGTGTTTGCGCTGGGCGAGACCGTGGAGACCAGCCGCAGCATTCAGCAGAAGGTGGTCGAGTTCTTCCTGCCGGATGAAGTGTCGCCGGAGGATGGCAAACGCTCTGCCAAAAACACCAAGACCGGCGGCAAGCATGAGCGGTTCAAGTTCAGCGGTGGACACTTCACCAATGAACAGTTCTCGCTGCTGGTGCCGGTGCTCGATGCGGAGGGAAAAGAATACCTGGGCGGTGGGGATTTCGTGTTTCGATTCTTCTCCCAAGGCATCGAGCGCTTCCAGGGTTACTCCCTGACCAGTGCCTGGAGTGACGAGCTGGTGCCGCTGACGCATGTGAAGGCGGTGCATGAACGTATGGTCACCCGCGCGGTGGACACACGGAAGCCTGCCTTCCTGGAGGAGATGCGCCTGATCGAGCGCACGCTGGAAGACGGCAAGCGCCTGACGGTGCGGCAGATGGGCATGCTCTACCACGGCGTGCACCTGATCAGTTTCACGCCCTACCTGGGCTGGAATGAAACGGTCAACTACTTCCTCAACGGCGCAGTGAAGGCTGAGATGGAAATTTCCCCGGACCTGGAAGGCCGTGACGGTGTGCTGGACGCTCGTGTGCCACGCTTTGCGCAACCTCGCGATGAGACTGCGCTGGTGGCCTACGTCTTCACCAAGGACAACGAGATTGCCCCAGCCTATGAGGGCTTGCGCGCCGAACTGCGACACGCGCCGGAGCGGGAGGTGCGCATCAAGCTGCATGGCGACGTGAGCCAGGACAACGCGGTGGTATTCTCGACCTTTGGCGAGAAGCACCTGTGCGATTGGAAGGACCTGCCACGCACGAATTGCACGCTGTGGGAGGTGATCGACTTCGGCAAAAAGAAGCCCGCTTTCGTCCAATGGTGGCTGGTCGATGTGCGCGGTTATCGGTGGCTGGCGCAGGAGTGGCCGAGCCCGAAAATTGGCATCCCGATTGATGGCCGCCTAGTGCTGCCCGGCCCGTGGGCGGTGCCCAGCGAAAGCGGGCGCGTCAATGGCGATGAAGGCCCGGCCTATCGTCTGGATCTGCGGTGGAACAGTGAGCGCATGGTGCGGGAGATTTGGGCCATGCGGGCGCGGCTGATGGCCAAACTGAAGGAGACCGGGGCCGAGTATCAGGGCAGCATTCAGACTGCGGAGCTGACCTGGACCAAGGAGTTGAAGGATGCAGGCAAAACGCTGCAAGGCCCGTTTGCCCTGCCCTACCAAACCATCCCCGATCCGCGCGGTGTGGAGGAGTCGATTGAAGGCGTGAAGCTGGGCAACAAATACGAGGAGTGCCAAAACGGAATCCCGCTGGCAGCATGGAAGGCGGACAGCGGCGAAACGATTGTCAGCGCGCCCAGCGATGACGACGGCATCAAGCTGATTTTGGAAGACCTCAACAGCGTGATCGACGATGTGCCCATGATGCGCATCAACCGCGAGTGCGAGAACGCACAATTCATGCTGACCACCTTCGCCCTGCCCCCGCACAAGGACGGCCCCGCTCGCAAGGATGAAGCCTGCGTGGAAAGCTTCGACTGCATGAAATACTTCCTAGCCTGGGACCCGTGGCATGTGGACACCCAAAACCTCCCCAGCGACGACGGACGGCGTTAATCATTAACATTTCCAATCATGATCACAGCCATCATCAAAAAGAAACCTGATTACATTCCGCGCCGCGACGTGCGCAAACTGGCAGCCCGTGCGTCATGCGACACGGACCACGCTCTGCGCACCATGTTTCCGCCGGATAGCCCGGCGCGAATCCGGTTGCAGGGACGCAAACGTGATAGTTATATCCGCTCGATGGTGCTGGAGATCTTGGGGATCACTGACGACTAGCACCATGAAAACATCTTTTTCCACGATAGACAGGCCGGAGCTGCACCAAACGGATAGCACCGGCGAGCCATCGGCACGCCTGCTGCTAGAGAATTTGGATGGAGTGCTGACCGAGACCAACACCTGGCTGGCGCAGGCCCAGGAGAATGAGCGCACCATGCTGGCGGTGTGGGATGGCCAGTCGGAGGATGGGCGCAAGTGGGACAAGAACTACAACCGCGCGGTGGCACCGTATGACGGCTGCTCGGATACGCGGGTGCGCTTGGCGGACAGCGCGGTGGATGAACTGGCCATGCTGCAAGTCAGTGCCGTGTTTGGAGCCAATCCGCAGGCTGTGCAGATGGAGGCAGGAGACGCGCGCACCGCCGGACGAGTGGGCACGCTGCTGAAGTATGAGATCCGCCAACGGATGCGCGCCGAGCTGTGGGAGGAAACCAATTTCCTGGCCACCTGGATGAATGCCTGTGGCCATGCGGTCATGTGGACGCGTTGGCAAGACACCTGGGTGAATGGTGAGGAAACGCTGACCCAGGAGCAGCTGGTGGGCTGGTTGGGTGAACAGATGGCAGCGCAGATGCCGGAGCAGGAGGCCGCTATGCAGGCCGCTGGCATTCTGGAGCAGGCGACCGAGACGGCAGCGCTGGTGCTAAGCAGTCCAGAGACCACGGCGCAGGCCATCCAGTTGATTCAGCAGCGCTACCCGGTGCTGAGTGAGAAACGCGCGGCGCGGGTGGTCAAGGACCTCAGCCGCACGGGCAAGGCTGTCTTCCGCCTGCCAGTGAAGCGCCCCGGCAAGCCGTCGGTCAAAGCGTTGTTCCCTGGCATTGACATCTTCTACCGCTGGTGGTGTGACAAGATCGACGAAGCACCCACGATTTACGTGATTGAAACCCTGCCAGAGCACAAGCTCCGCGCCAAGAAGGTGACCGAAGGCTGGAGCCAAGAGTTCATTGATGCTTTGCTGATCATGGGGCCAACGCCTTGCGTGGACATGGGCACCGTCACCAAAATTGGCAAGCTGCACACCATTGGCCGCAAGCACTTTGACAGTGTGGCGCGGGGCCGACTCAATGCCCGACTGAGCGAGATGGTGGGCTATTACCAAGTGGTGCGCGCCTTCGTGAAGAGCGTGGATGAAGACGGCATCGAGTCCACGCATGAGGTGGTCTGTCACCCCGGCGCAGGCACGCGCAAGAAGAAGGGCAAGGAGGAGCCCTTGGTGGGGCTGATCCGCTTGGTGGATGACTTCCATGAGGGCGGCTGCTTTGTCAGCTTCCGCCGTGAATACAAGACCCGCAAGCTGTGGGAAACGCGCGGCGTGCCGGAGCTGGCCAGCAGCGCGCAGTGGCAGCTGAAGAAGAACCGCGATGGCCGCATTGATCGCGCTGATTTGGCGACCAGTCCGCCCGTGAGTGTGCCGCTGTCCATGGGCAAAGGTGAACGGCTGGGCGACGTGGGGGTGCGGCCCGGCAAAATCTCGTATGCCGATCCGCGCGGCGGCCGTCTGGAATACATGCCGCCGCCCCGGTTTGATGAGGGCAACATTGAGGTGGACAACGCCATCACCCTGGAAAACGCCAACTTGCTGGGGCTGGAAAATGCCGCGCTGCCACCGGGCAAGCTGATGATGCACCGGCAATATCTGATCACTGGCTTCCTGACGCAGTTCCGCGAGGTGGTCATGCGCATCCTGGCCCTGGATCAGCGCTACATGGACCCCGTGTTTGTGGGCCGCGTGGTGGGTGGCGGAGAACTTCCGTTTGCTGTCACGCGCGAGGAGATCGCGGGCCAGTTTGACGTGGCGCTGGAGTTCGACGTGCGCATGCTCGACACCGAGTATGTCAAGGCGCGGTGGAACTTGGTGCGCGAGGCCATGGCCAACGACCGCAGCGGCGTGATGCGTGACCCTGTGTTCACCAAGTGGGTGGTGACTAGCATTGATCCCGGTCTGGCTGACCAGGGCTTTGATGAGCCGCAGCAAGCGGTGGAGAAGGATGTGGCGGAACTGAACGACTTGCTGGCCAAGGGTATGCAAGGCTTCTACAACAAGCCCAAGGATGGAGCCAATGCGCAAGCGATGCTGGCCGAGATCGACAAGCAGCTCTCGACCAATCCGCACATGTATTCCCAGTATCAGCAGGACGCCATGTTCCAGAAATACGTGCAGGCGCTGATAAAGAAGTATCAGTATGACCTTCAACAGTTCGACAACGCCGAGAAGGGCCGCAGTGGCTGGACGTTTGACGATGCGGGCGACCGCGCAGGCGTGGAGCGTGGCGGGATGATGTCATGAAAACCATTTTTTAAACCTTTTGCACATTTATCTAAATCATGACTGACAACCCCCTCCTCATCGAGACCTGCATGGAAGGCGGCTCCAAGACAGCCGAGGAAGTCTTGCGGACGTTGAAGGGCAAGGCTGCTCTGCCGGAGATCAAGGCCGTGGTGTCAATGCTGGAGCACGCGATCGCTGTGGCGCGCAATGGGTCCGAAGCGGCGCGCGGGGTGGAGCGCGATGAGTTCTGCGGCGCCGCGCGTGAGCTGCGCGCGGTGCGCACGCGGTTGAATAGCTTCCTGGCTGGGGTGCAGCCGTAAATAGTTGCGGCGATTCGGTTTGGTTTCGGGTGTTTTCGGCGCTCGCGCACTTGGTTCGCGAGAACAAGTGTGGGCACTGTGGCGGCACGCGCACGATGTGCGTGATGTGTCATGGCTAAAACCACAACGACCACTGCTGAGATGAATCCGACGGCTGCGACTGCGCAGACGGCTGGAGCTGCGACGGCAAGCAGCAACGGGAAGCACGCCCCGCAAGAACAACCCACCGCGTTGCAGCGAGGAGCCGACAGCTTCATGAGCATGGCAGAGATTCTGGCGGGCGGAGAGCCTGAGCCAGAGGACAAGCCTACTCCCAAGGAAGCCCCGGCCAAACCCGCAGCCAAAGAAACGCCAGCCAAACCTGCGCCCAAAGCTGCGGATCAACCTGACGCCCCATCTCCACCCGAGGAACCCGGCACCAAGCCAATTCTCGGTGATGAAGACGAGGCCAAGAATGATCCTGAAGACGAGGACGAAGACGGTGCGGAGGGCGGCAAGGATGACAAGGCCTCACTGGAGGCCAAGCTCTTCAAACAGCGGGAGAAACGCCGCGCAGCTGAGAAGCAGCGCGACACGGAAGCCGCTGAAAAGGCCCAACTGAAAAAGGAAATCGAGGAACTGCGCACGAAGACCGCCACCGATGCCCCCGTGCTCGGTGGTTACTTTGCCAGCGTGAAGTCTGACGCTGATTTTGAAACCCTCAAAAATCAGTGGAAGGCGTATGACGATTTCTTGGATGACAACGCGCATGGGTTCGAGACCGAAGACGGCACCGAACGCACGGCGGAATGGGTGAAGAAGGAACGCCGCGCGGTGCGCGATGCTCTGGAACAGATCCCGGAAGCCAAGAAACTCCTGGCCGCGCAGACTGCTAAGCAGGCTGCCGCCACGGAAAAAGCCGCGCAGTTGTATCCCTTCGTTCAGAACCCGGGCAAGAAGCACCACGACATTGCGCTGTCACTGGCGCAGGAATTCCCAGAACTCAACACCTCGCCGCATCGTGCCCTGTTGTTGGGCATGCTGACGACCGCGCGGGTGGTTGAGCTGGGGGAATTCTCTGTGGTGCCCAAGCTGAAGAGCCAAGGCAATGGCCCCGCCGCTGCCAAGCCCGCCTCATCCGTGCCATCCCCCGCACCGCCTGCGCCCCGCGTCATGCAGCAAGTCCCCGACACCAGCAACCATGAACACGCCCGCATCATCGCAGGCGACATGGAAGCGGTGGAGGATTGGGCCATGGCATTGGTTGGAGATTAACATCCCAAACGCAGCTCACCTTTTACCACTATGGCCCAGACCTTTGCACGTAACCAAGTCGGCGTCCGCGAGGACCTTGCCGACGGCATCTACATGATCGATGCCAAAAACACCCCGCTCCTTTCGGCGATCCCGAAGGGGCAGGAACTCGTCAACTCCAACTTCGACTGTCTGGTGGACGCCTACGCGGCCCCAGACATGACCCCTGTGCCCGATGGCACGGATGTCAGCACCACCGAGGACGCCGCCGCCAACCGCCAGCGCTTAAAGTTCAAGTGCATGGAGCTGCGCAAGACGCCCAAGGTCACCAACCGCACCGAGATCAACAACGTAGCCGGTCAGGGCAAGGGCAAGGAATTTGCCAAGGCCATCACCAAGTCCATGGTGGAACTGAAGCGCGGTGTGGAGTGCGCCATTGGCTCTGACAACAGCAGCCAGGACGACAACGGCACCGTGGGCGATCAAACACGCGGGCTGGGTGAAACGATCAAGGCCACGGCCTGGACGCACAACGCGGCCACGGACCTGACCTTCCACCCGCCAGCGGCCAGCATCGACACCACGGCAATGGCCAGCGTGACCCCTGCCACGATCAACGCGGTGATGGAAAGCCAATACAGCGTGACGGGCAGCTCGCAGAGCTATCTGCTGGTGGTCGGTGCTACGCTGAAGAAGACCATCACCAACGCCGTCGGGTATCAGCCCACCGTGGCCAACCAAACCGCGATCCTGCGCACCAACAAAGGCAGCGAAGGTGCGTGGAGCAACAATGTGCAGACCTTCACGGGTGACTTCGGCACGTATGACATCGTGCTGAGCAACTGGCTGGGCTTCAACAACAGCACCAAAGCCGTCAACGCCTACCGTGGCTATGCGCTCGACACCTCCATGCTGGAGCTGCGCATGCACCAGCCCTGGAGCTTCGACGAACTGCCCGACATGGGCGGTGGCCGTCGCGGCCTGCTGAAGTGCGTGTTTGGCCTGATGGTCAAGAACCCCAAAGGCCTGGCCAAATTTGCCGCCACGTCCTAGCAAACCCTAGCGCGGGAAGCCTGCTCGTCAGGCTTCCCGCTGCTTCATCTCACCCTTCAATTCATTGACTTATGGCTGACCAAACCGCAACAATTCAGAGCAAGTATGTGGAGCTGACCAGCGCCGAGTTTCGGCGTCAGTTCGGCTTCACTCACATGGTGCGCATCCCCTACACCGAAGTGTATGACGCCACCAAGACCACCCAGGGCGACACCAAGACGCTGACCTTGTTCAGCACGCCCACCAAGTGGTTCATCCGCAACGCTGCCATCGACATCAAGACGGCGTTTGCCACCACGGGCACCCTCACCGTGGCCATCGGCACCGACGGCGACCCGGACAACTACATCAACGAGATCGACGCCAAGACCGCCGGTTTCCGCATTGATGCCCTGGGCGGCAATCCGCTCACTCTGGTGGGCTCGTTCGGCAGCGCGTCTGACGTGCTGGTGGCGCAGTTCGCCACCCAGGCGGCCACGGGCGCACTGTCCAACATCACCGCTGGGGACATGTATGTGTTCCTGGACGTGGTGGACGTGAGCGAAATGCTCCGCCCCACCCTGACTGCTTAACCCCCACCTTCCCCCAAGGCTCCAGCGCCATTCGGGGAGTGCTGCTTTCGGGCAGTGCTCCCTATGGCCGGGAGCATCAAGTTTCGATTCTTTCTCTTCCTGCGCGCCATGCTCGTCAACGATCCCATGCTCGATTCCATCGCCCGCATCGGCGGCCCGCAGTTGCTGGCTGACGTGCTGGAGGAATTGCACACGGGGGAAATGCTGGAGCGCAGCCGCTGCGAAGCGGAGGTGATGACCTGGAGCCAAAGCACCACGCGCACCTGTGGCGGCCATGACGGCCTGGGCACGATCACCAGCGAAGTGCCCGCTGAGATTTACTTTGACTGGGAAAGCAAGGAGCCCGGCTTTTGGAGCAGCGCTGCTGACCGCCAGTGGTTCCTGAACAAAAACCCGCAGTTCAAGGTGAAGTATCAACCCAAGGCGCAGATCGCCTGGAAACCCGCGCTCGACCGGCACGGCTCTCTCTGGATTCGCAACAAAAACGGCGCGGCAGCCTGACCGTCCTTTTCTCCCATGCTTCTTCCCATTACACGCACCACGCCCAAACAGACGGCTGCTGCCCCAAGCAATGCCACGGTCGGCACCACGGACGCCACCGTTTTCACCCTGGCCGAAGGCGAACGCGGTTTCATTCAAAACCTGGACGACGCCGCCCTAGCCGTGAAGTTCGGAGCGAACGCCTCAAGCTCCTCCTTCAACTTGATCCTGCAAGCCGGAACGGCTGCCGATGATGGCAAGGGAGGCATTGTCACGATCAACGATTACGTCGGTGTCGTGAGCGTGGCCGCCATGACTGGCTCCCCGCGCTACATCGCCTGGAAACAAGTGCAATAGCCCGCGCCATGATCACGCTCGCCTTCTTCGCGCCTCACGTGCTCCACTTTGCCGGCTGGTTCCTGCTGGGGCTCATCGTGTTTGCCTTGGTGTTGCTGTTCTGCGGTGAGGGCACGGCGATTGCGTTGATTGGCGCGCT